ACATCCACGTTGACGTAGAAAAGGGTTCGCCCATTGCCGGACGTTCTTTCTACGACTTCTCTAGACTTGACTTGGGGAAGAATGCACAGACCAACATCCGACAGGATGGGTGCGAGTGCGTTGTAAACATCATCGATACCTCGAAAAGCGTATCCCTGCTGTTCGTTGCGGCGATCCTTGCCGATGCCGTCTTTGGATAAGCGAGCCATTGTCTCGGCAATCGCTTGATACACATGGGGAACAACATGTCCCATCACCTCTTTGACCATCGTCAACTCCTATGATTTTTAACGCCAACCTTTGCGTTGGAGTACCAATCATATATTGACTTTGATCACATTGCAATAGCAATGCTAATACTGACAAACCCTAACAGCAGAATTAAAAGTCTTCTTGAAGCAGCATCATGACGGCAGCAACTTTGCCAACGATGTTCATTGCTTCGAGCGCTTCTTTGGGTAGAGTGACTTCACTTCCCGGCACTAGCCCTGTAACGCGATAGGAGGACTTGTAAGGCGTTATCCGAAGAGCCTTGGCATCTGCGCCTTGACCCACCAAGAAAACGCCTTTAGCGGGTTTCTTTTGCGATCTATCCACCAGCAAGTAATCGGAGTTACCAACAATCTCTTGCATGCCGCCAGACACAGCAATCAAGTCACAGTTGTCACTGGTCTTGAAAGCTTTCTTTAACGAGCTGGCTATAGGGGAGCCAGCAGATGCGCTGCTTGCATAGCTTGGTGAAATTGAAGACAGTGGAACCTTCAGTAAATTTGCAAAGCGAGTTGCTGTTTGCATGTTCAATGGGATACGCCCATTGAGGTATTGACTGACCGCCGATTGATTAGCAAATCCAAACTCTTTACTTGCTTTTGATTGGGTAATACCCAGCTTGTGAGCATTGTTATGCCATGCCTCTTTGAGGCGCTTTGTGTCCGCAAGTTCTTCTTGCGTGAGTTCTCTTCTCGTAACCATTAGGGAATCTCCTGAGTAGCCTCAAACATCAAAGCGTTGATTGGCATTATTAGCTGTGCTAAAGTATTGTTAAACCTACTAACGCACGCGCAACTATGATACTAACCCTTAAAGACAACATAATTACAACTCTGACAAATATTTTTTGGCCATTGTCTTTCAACTCTTGTAAATTAAATTTACAAAAAAAGCTTTGTAACTATAGATATTTTTTAAAACTATTGTTATCTAATAATTTCTTTAAGAAATTATTAAAGAAAGCTATAGCTTTAGATATCTATAGCTATCTTACTCTAGAAAACTATAGATATATATATAACTATATTAGCAATGCTCGTGCCAAGGGGGTCTTGGCGTGAAATCTTTTGCAGATTTTGGAATTATTCTTGATGGCAAAAGCGGCACGGAAGTTAAAGTTCAGTGTCCCAAATGCTCACACTTGCGCCAAAAAAAGACTTACCCCTGTCTGAATGTGAACACAGACAAGCAAGTCTGGCATTGCTGGCACTGCGGTTGGAGTGGCGGTCTGGTTCAGGGTGAGTACAACGCCCCCACCATCGCCCACAAAAAGCTCTACGTCCGCCCCGAGCATCGCCCCTCTGCGTTGACAGACAAATCATTGCAATTCTTTGATGATCGAAAGATCACAGTGGATGTTATTGCAAGGAACCGTATCGCTGTCGAGCGGGTATGGATGCCCCAGATCGAGGATGAAGCTAACTGCGTGGCGTTCCCCTACGTCCGGGGCGGTGAGGTTGTCAACGTCAAGTACAGGGATGGCGGAAAGAACTTTAGGCAAGTCGCAGGAGCTGAGAAGATCCTGTACAAGTACGACGATATCGATGACGAATGCACCATCATCACAGAGGGGGAGATGGATGCGCTGTCACTTGAGGTAGCGGGATTTAAGAACGCCATCTCCGTACCTGACGGCGCTCCCTCCCCTACTGCCAAGTCTTTTGATACCAAGTTTGACTTCCTCAATGACGAGCGACTTGATGCAGTCAAGAAGTTCATCATTGCTGTAGATGCGGACGAGCCGGGCAAGCGCCTCGAGGAGGAGTTATCCCGCAGACTTGGGCGGGAGCGTTGTGCAAAGGTGACATGGGTTGCCAACTGTAAGGATGCCAACGAAGTTCTGATCAAGCATGGCGTGGAAATATTGCGTGAGTGCATCAACTCAGCGCAGATCTACCCAGTCGAGGGTGTGTTCTCAGTACTAGACATCGAAGATGAGCTGCAGTCTCTCCTTGACAACGGTCTACCTCAAGGCGAACCCACTGGTTGGGAAGGGGTAGACAAGCTCTACACCCCTGCCCCCGGTCAATGGACACTGGTCACTGGCATCCCCTCGATGGGTAAATCCGAGTGGCTAGACGCATTGGCAATCAACATTGCCGAGCAAGCCGGATGGGTCTTTGGCGTATGTTCCCCAGAGAACCAACCCATCACATGGCATAGCGCCAAGCTACTTGAAAAGCGTATGAGCAAGCGCATCAAGCCCGGCGCTGTAACGGATACAGAGTTCTCAGAAGCCAAGCAGTGGTTGCACGAACACTTCCATTTCATCCTGCCAGAGACACCTACCCTTGAGTCAGTCCTAGACAAAGCCAAGGTACTGGTACGCCGACATGGACTCAAGGGTCTGATCATCGACCCATACAACGAACTAGACCACACAAGACGCAAGGAAGGAATCAATGAGACAGAGTATGTCTCCTCATTCCTGACACAACTACGCACCTTTGCCCGTCAGCAGTCAGTTCACATCTGGCTTGTGGCCCACCCTGCCAAGTTATTCAAAGACAAAGACGGCACATACCCTGTACCAGACGGCTACTCAGTCTCGGGATCTGCTCACTTCTACAACAAGGCAGACAACATCGTGGCGGTACACCGTGATGTAAGTAATCCCAACGCTTCCACTGAAGTTCATGTACAGAAAATTCGCTCACGTTGGTTAGGCAACAGAGGCGTAGCCAATCTCAAGTGGAGATCAGATTGCGGAAGGTTCAGGGATATGGCTGATTCATTCACGGCAGGAGGTTGGACACATGACTACGATTAGAAGTGACAAGCTACTCAAGCTTGCCAAGGGTCAGCGCTGTGTGATGTGCATGACAGACGATGGAACTGTTGTTGCTGCTCACAGCAATTTGCAAGAACACGACAAGGGGATGGGACACAAAGCCCACGACTGCATGACTGCGTGGCTGTGTTATTCCTGTCATACCAAGTATGACACTGGTACTCGCATGAACAAGGAAGAGAAGCGAGACTACATCTTGACTGCTATTTGCAGAACATACATTGAGATGTGGAAGCAAGGACTGGTAGGTCTGAAATGAAAATAACTTTCACAGTTCCTGAGATGCACACCATCTTGCATTACGCAGGATTAATTTACGAGACGAAGAAACTAAACAGCATCTACAACACCAAGTACCACCAAGAGATTGAGAACTATACCGGTCACCTCATTGGATTGATGGGTGAGTGTGGCTTGTGCAAGGTGCTGAACATCCCGTTTCACGTAGAGATATTGTTTCGTGGGGATGATGGAACAGACATCCGATATGGCGGGAAAACAATTCAAGTCAAGACTTTATCCAGAGACTACGCCGACAAGAACAGGTTGTACGTTGACGACATTGAACAAGTTAAGTCAGAGATTCTTGTGGGTGCTGCCATCACGGGTCCAGCCAGCGTCAGATTACTTGGCGGTATATCTAAAGAAAAGTTTAGTCGCATCAAAACTGTAGAGGACTTTGGTTATGGACCAAGGCACAGTGTGATGGAGCGACAGCTTAGTTCTATTGACGACATGGTTAGATTATTTGAAGGAGCCACCCATGAATGACATTGAGAAATTGTTGTACGAGTACAGGATGAAGGGAGCGCCTTACGCACAGGCTAAGTCTCACCGTGTGTACTTGGAAGAGTACAAGAAAAGTTTGTTAAGTCTGCTCCTCAAGGATGCAGAGCGCAAAGGATTCACGAGTGTGTCGGCGCAAGAGCGTGAGTCTTACTCGAGACCTGAGTACACAAATCATTTGGAAGTATTAAAGGATGCCGTTGAGGCAGAGGAATTTCAACGCTTTGAAATCAAACGAATTGAACTGGAGATTGAAGTATGGAGAACCCATCAAGCGAACGAGCGGATGGAACGAAAAGCATACGGGGCTTAACCTGCGAAGGATGTAGACATTACTATGAACGATACGACCAATTTAAATTTGTCCGCCGCTGTGAACTCTACAAAGCGGCTCCTATCGAGCGGTGCTACGACTTCCGCCCACCTCGTCGCACCACGGAAGATTGAGTTTGTAATTCCCGGCAAAGTTATTGGCAAAGGTAGACCACACTTTGTTAAGAAGACGGGGGTTGCCATCACTCCGCAACTGACACGCTCATACGAGTCTTTGATCAGAGATGTAGTGCTACCCCTTATGGCTGGTCAAAAGCCTTGGGAAGGGTGCGTTAAAGCCCGTATCGTGGCTTATTACAAAGTACCTAAGTCATGGTCCAAGAAAGATAAAGAGCTTGCCATGCACCAGCAGATCCCACCAAAGAAACCGGACGTAGATAACGTTGTCAAGATCGTACTGGACTCACTCAACCGCTGGCTTTACCTTGACGATACGCAAGTATGCGACTGTCACATAGTTAAGTTGTGGTCTGAGGAAGATAGCTTGTACGTATGCATGGAGGAGATGTGATGTTCTCATCCCCAGAAGCAGCACTTAGGTTTGCCTTTCGCATGCGTGGCAAGTCAATCATATCCACCCCGTC